GTCCTACTGCTTCACTCTCCAAATCCAAAGTGGGCTTGGCAGCTGATATGTCAGCTTCGTGATATTCCACACAGGCAAAAGTGGTTCCTGCCACAGTGACCACGTCACCAGGATAATAAAATCTATTCAGTTGAGTTATGGGATCAACCTCATACCAAGTTCCTCTCCAACGTTTACCTGTGACCAATAATTGCCAAGGATAAGGTGAATCTGTGCCAACATCGTAGGCAGTTTCTTCCAAAGGCAATACACCAGCATTGTCTCGCACAGCAATATATAAATTACCTCCACTGCGCACCACATCTCCAGTCAAATATCGAGTGGCTGCTGTGCTGTCATCTTCCTGCCAATCACCACGTAATCTGTAACCAGGCACTAATAATTCCCAAGCACTGCTGCTGTCTCCAATTACTGTGGGCAAAATGTTGATGTTGGACACTGTACACACATAGCTGTATCCACCATACATCACCACATCGCCAGGTTGATAATAAGTGGTTTCACTCCACACAGCTTCATATCCCAACCCAGGCAACCAAATATCCCATTTGGTTTCATCCAGTATGGTGGTAGCAGCAAATGCTCCTTCATCGTTTTGATCTGTGCAAATCCAAAGACTGGATCCGCCATACTTCACAATATCATTTTTTTTGTATCTGGTGTATTGAGTGTAATTGCCTTTGTATTCAATACCACTGATCACTGTTTCAAATTTTAAAATGTCTGCTTCCAATCCATCAGCAATGATGTTAGCAGTACCTGTGACAGAATAATCATTGATAGCACCATCAGTTTCCACAGACAATATGGTGATTATAAGATTGTTAGCTGGAGCAAATCCACCCAATTGCGTGCCCAACACAGTGATCTGTTCAGATGCACTGTAGTCCACTCCATTGTTAGTGAATTGCACATAGTAAGTGTCATTGACTCTGTACACTGTAAAGACTGCTCCGGTGCCAGCCACGCTGTTGGTAGTGCTGTTGGGATTAACATAAACGTTACTCACAGCACTTTGATGGCCCGATGTTACTCTATACACAATACCACCATATTTGACCAAATCATCTGCTCGGTATCTAGTATTGGCACTCCATTCAATTCTATAATCTAAATTTCTTGTGTACAAAGTCCAATTGGGCAGATCCAATTCCAGTCCTTCCAACACAGTGGCGCTCACGTGATACACAGCACACAGATACAATTGTCCGTTGTAGCGTACCAAATCTCCTTTGCTGTATGCGGTGTCAGACTGCCATACACCTCGCCAGTTTTCACCTTCTGCAAACACAGTCCATTTGGCTTCATCACCAGATAATCCATCTTCTGCATCTGCATTTGAAGTGTGCCCTTCCAGACAGATCCACAATGTGGAACCCAGTTTGGCTATGTCATTGATTTTGTAAAATGTGCTGGGTGTCCAATCACCAGTCCAGCTCTGTCCATCCAACATCTGGCTCCATTTGGGAGAAGCATTGTCAAAATCTGTGTAAAAATTTGCATTGGCAGTGTGAGCCACAAGACACACGTATACTTTGGCTCCAAATCTTACCACATCGTCTTTGATGTACACTGTGGTGGCTGACCAAGAATTTCTCCATCTAAAACGTATGCGTTCAATTTTAAATTCTGGCATATTATATTCCTACTGGATATGTGTAAGGTTCATTCACTCTCAACACTAATTGTCCATCTGAGTCAATGTAATACAAAATATTTCTACTGTCCCAACGAAATTGTTCATAGTTTAAATTGTTGTAGACTTTGGTGTGTTCCACATCTCTGCCTTCTAAAAAATCTACTCCTCTTGTAAAACTAGGCAAATTTTCAGTGGGATCACCAGGTAGATTGATTTGTAATGCGTCTGTGCTTTCAGTGCTCATAAGATCCACTTTGCCCAAATACAATTCGCCTGCGTCGGTTCTTCTCAAACCATAAAAGTATCTGCTGGCTCCCAGTGTGTCTTCAATCTGTTGTATGTAATCACTGTTGTCAATCATATTTTTAAGATACAATGTTGATGGCGTTACCCATTACTGAATGTACTGTGCATTGATAGTATAAAGTGCTGGGAGCATCCATGGGCACTGTGAAAATTATTGTGTCAGTGCCAGCACCAGACACTCCATTGGTGTATGCAGCACCACCTGCACTCACTCTGATTTCCAAAGGATGGTTAGAATGAGAGGTGTTGCTGAAAATATATGTGGTTCCTCTGTGCAAATACAGAGTAGGATCATTGGTGGCTGCATAAAAACCTGGACCAGTCAACACATAATCAGCAGAGCCACTGTTGGTTAAACTCCATCTAATTATGGGACCGTTTTGTTTGACCCAATTGGTTCCATTGTAGTACAGCACATCACCCACTGTGGGTGCGGATATCACCACATCTGTGAGGTCATCCAGTGTGGCAGGAATAGACACTGTGGCAAATTCCAAAGCAGTGGCGCCTGAGTTAACTTTGACAAATCTGCCACCTGCTGATGTGAACGATGCAGGAGTGTCTGTCAGTGCAGTGAAAGTGGTTGGTATGGTGGGTTGATTGGTCAAGTTGTTGTAATTCAAATAGTATGTGCTGTCAAAACCATCCAAGGTGTCAGCATTGGTGCCAGCACCACCTGACGTGGCGTCAGCTGCTGGTACCCAGTTGGTGCCATTCCATTTTAAAACTTGTCCCACTGTGGGAGCTGCTGTGGCTGTGTCCACATCCGATAATGAATTGATTGATATGGCACTGAGATCTGAACTTTGAATGCCTGACACAAATTCTAATCCAGTGGCTCCACTGTTGACTTTGACATATTTGCTGCCTGCTGATGCGTAATTGGCCGGAGTATCTGTGAGAGCCACAAAGGTAGTTGCAGCTCCTCCACCTCCACCACCACTACTCACTGTGCCTGCAGTCCAAGCACCCAGTGCTGTGCTCCAAAGCAATGCCTGACCTTCTGAGGGTGTTGACAAATAATTCACATCACTTAAGGCATTGATACTGGATGTTGTGGTTAATAATTCAGTCCATGTGCCATCCACAGCCACGTAAGGTTTGTCGGTGTCGCTCACAAAACTAAACATTCCGCTGTAGGTGGTAGCATTGGGCAAACCTGCCAAGTTGTTGTATTTGAAAGTGATTTTGTTTTCGCCTGTGGCAGTGATCAGATTGTTGTTGATCACAGTTAAACTTACACCGTTGCCCAGTGCTGCGTATAATTCATCAAAATTTGAATTTATTTTAATGGCTCCAGCTCGTAGATTGTCGCCTTGACCATCATTGGGTATCACTCCATCATTGATTATCTGTTTTACCATGTGTGTCCTTGTTTGTTAATATTTACCATAATATACATATATTTTTAAGTTCTGTCCCATGTGGATTCATTGCTATCAAAAGTAACTGTGTCTTGATCCCACTTGATAGAAGCTCCTGTGAACAGAGGTATTTCGCTCACATTTGGATAGGTGTAGGCGTTGGCAGCCACTCCTGGATTTTCCATATCAATGGGATGGTTGATTCTCACCACCAATTCTCCCTCTGCATTGATGTAATAATACAAATTGATGTCATCCCATTTGTATTGCTCATATTTTAAATTGGCATAAATTTTATCATGATTCACATCACGTCCATCGAAAAAATCTTGTCCTTCATTCCAATCATCATAATTGTTGGCAGCTAATCCAGGATTATTAATGGTCACGCTGTCACCTGGAGTCATTTGATCCACTTTGGCTAGATACAGTTCACCATCATCAGTGCGACGTAGTCCATAGAAATATCTATCTTTATGACTTTTGATTGTGTTGCTGATGGGTTGACCAATGTATTGCATGTTATGAAATCTCCACGTAACTCATCACCACATCCACTGCTGCTGCTGTGTTGCTCTCCACAAACAGATCATAGTTGGCAGGAATAACCAGTTTTTCACCACTGGTGACCACACGCAAACTGCTGGCTGGTGCTATCTGCACATTTTTTAAAAAATATGCTTGAGCACTGGTATCATCCTGCACAAACACGCTGGCAGTGATGATGCCTGCTGTGATATTGCTCAAACTCATACCTATAATTGTGGTATTAATACCTATGGGTGCTTCATATATCTTCACGGGACTGGTGCCCACTGCTGATTCTACTTTATTTTTAAACGCTGTTGCCATATTTTATTATCCTAATGTTAGTGCGTATTTAACCGCTAATTCCTCTGCTCCCAACACACTGACTCCTCCTCCAGCTCCTGCAACGGAAACCCAACTGGATCCATCGTAGATTTCCACCTGTAAATCCTGTGTGTTGTATCTGGTGATACCAATCACAGGCACTGTGGGTCTGGTGGTGGCATTTCCATAGGGTATTCTTACTCCACCCGCCTGACTCACATCCACATAACCGTTGCCTGTGGTTTCAAACACAATGGGAGCATCAGTCACGTAGTTGGTGATAGTGTTGCTTTGAAAATTTAAATTTTCAATTCTTATGATGCCTGTGCCATTGCCGCTCAATATCAAATCTTGATTAACACCTGTGGTAGTAAGTGTGTTGCCTGATATGGTGATGCTGTCCACTTGCAATGTGTTCACATCAAATCTAGTGCTGTTGACATCTGCCACCAGTGCAGAATTGCTGTAGAATCTTATGGTGTTGTCATTGGCTCCTGGAGTTAATTCAGGAGTGATATAAGTGTTACGATCCAAATCATACACACCCTGTAATACCACCCAACTGCCATCATATCCTTCAAAAAGATTTGTGTCTGTGTTGTATCTAATCATGCCCACAGTGGGTGTCAAAGGTCTGGCAGCATTGCCACCTGCTGGCAATCTCACACTGCCCGTGCCAGTGAACACAGTGACTCCTGTGGCTGGAGTAAAGGTCATATCACCAGTGGTATTGGTGATGGTGTTGTCATTGATTCTAAAGTTTTCTATTTCCACACTGCCTGTGCCAGC